AACAAGCCCAAGGTGGCCAAGAAGTTCTCTAAGGACTCCTCGACGTCCGTCCGGACGAAGAGGGGAAACGCGTTGCCCAGCCGGGCAGCGAAGCCTATCAAGGGGAGAGTGAAGAAGAAGTGAGCAAGTCCACTGTAGACGTGGTGGAGCGGACAGCAGCTACGTTTGCCGTTGCGTTCCTCGCTGTGTTCAGCGTAGCTGACCTCAGCACCGCCAAGGATGCACTGATCGCGGGCAGCGCTGCTGCGCTGACCCTGGTGAAGTCCAGCCTGGTTAACTACCTCGGCGGGAAGTAAGCAAGAAGAAGCCCCACCCTAACGGGTGGGGCCTTTTTTTGTTGCTCAGAAGTCGAGAGGTTCGATCGTGCCGTGCCTCTCTCGAAGCACCTCATCACTCAGGCGCTCACCAGTCTTGGGGTCCAGCTTCCACTCGGCAAAGCTTACGTGGATGTCGGACACCTCCAGGAAGTTGAACACCCGCTGCTCGATCTCGTCGATCAGATCCTGGTCCAGCCCCTCAAGCTCCTCGCCTACCGTCTCGTAGACGGAGAGGTTCTCAACGTTCTCACCGAACAGCTCGATAAGCTGCTTGGCAAAGCCGCGAGCCAAGGTGTGCTTCAGTTCGTTCCTCATCCGGTCGGGTCCTCCCGCCACTCGTTGTACAGGAACTCCTCGTTGGCCTTGGCCTGGTCGGAGTTGTTGTACGCCTCGTCCAGCGCCTCACGGGTGCTGCCACCCTGAACATCGGTCACCCGCATCTCGGCCTGACGGCCAGCCTCACGGGCATCCTGCCATGCGTCGTACTTCTTGCCCATCTCATGCTCCTCTATTCGAAAGGAGAGGGCCCCCGAAGGGGCCCTCGTTACTCGGACGTGCCTCACAGCCCCAGAAGTTCGTCCAGGGTGGACGGAAGGGACGGGCGGGAGATCTGCTGGAACATCTCACCGGCGAACTGGTGCAGCGCCTCACGCTGAGACACGTCGGACAGATCGTCCCAGACGTCGCGAAGGTCACCCTCGGTGGACACAGTGACAGTCACCGCAACAGTGCCGCCGTCGAGGGTCTTGAAGGTCATAACCATCGAAGGGTCAACAGTCTCGTCGACCTCGGTGTTGATGAACTCAGTCATTCTTGGGCTCCTTGGGTGCAGGCTTCTCGATGGGCGGTGTAGGTCCGGGAGGTGTGGTCACGAGTTGATCCATTCTATCACGACGAATCCCAGAAGGCCGACGATCATCCACAGCCAGCCCCAGTGTGCGTACCACGCTGTCAGGAATTCCATGGCGGCTGCGGCTTGTCCTTTCCGGGTCCGGTGGGCCGGTCTAACGGCCTCGGCTGGGGGTTGGGCTCAGTCGTCGGTGTCGGACTGGACAACGATGACCTCCTGCTCGTACGTCTCGTTCGGGTTCTCTTCGGTGCTCTGGCACCAGGTGTCGTCCTGCTCGTTACCCATATTATCCCCCTTCTGAGTTGCCCGCAAACCTGCCGGGATGTAGATCTCCGACTCTCGGCGGCCGGTGAGGGCCGCCCACTCCTTGCGGTACGTGTCTTCGTTGGTGTGGATCGTGCCGAGACCGTTCACTCGTTGAGCCCCTCGTACTTCAGCTCGATCGCGTAGTCGTAGCCAGACCAGTTGTCGACACCGGCATCCTCAAGGCAGCCGAGCCAGTGAAGCTGGTCTATCATGTCGTTGTACTCACCCTCATCAAGGGTGACCGTACCGTCTTCGTTCCTGATCACTCGCAGTCCTCCTCGATGCTGCTCGGGTGTGGAGCGTCGTGCTCCTGCGGTTCCTCGGTGGTCTGCTGGTCTTCGCCTCGCTCGCGCCCCATGACTACTCTCTCGATTCCGGCGTGCTCGATGAGGTTGGTGCACTGTTGGCAGGGGATGGCAGTGACGTAAAGAGTTGCTCCGCGACACGCTGCCAAGCCTGCTTGAAGAATCGCGTTGTGCTCAGCGTGAATGGCGAAACAGGGGAACTGATTGTAATCGGCTCCTGCGGGTACGTCCTCGTAACTGAGCTGCCCCCTGGGGCAACCACCGTCACTACAGTGTAGCTTCTGACTAGCCACTCCGTTGAATCCATTGCCGATCACCTTTCTGTCTTGGACGACCACGGCCCCCACCTGACGGCGGGAGCACGTGGACATCGTGGACCATAGCTGAGCCAGGTCCAGGAAGAAGTCATCCCAGCTCGGTCTCACTCGGGATAGTCCTGATGGATCAAGTGGGTCACCGTTTTCGGGATATCGCCAGACGGGTAGCCGATCACAATCACACCAGCCCCCGCCTCTGACTTAGTCCAACCTGGCTCATACTTCCCGCTGTCGACGTTGTACTTCAGCTCTTCGTGAATGATCCACGGGTTGCCATTCTTGTCGAACCGATATACCTTGCCGACCTTGAGTCGGCCGGTACTCCCGGCCGCGCTGACGATGATGTCGCCAACGTCGACCGGGATCCCGAACTTGTCCTTCACTCGGCCGGACACCCACAGTGCGGGGGAAAGTGGGGAGGGCGCTGACAGGTGTTCACTTGTTGAAGTTCTCCTTCGAGTACGGGTTGTTGTCCACCGGCTCGTCGTTCCCCCCGTTGGAGTCCCACTGAGCCTCGAACTCGGCAGCCTTGTCGGCTGCCGAAGCAGACTGGTCGTACGGGATCTCTTCCCAGGAAGGTAAGTCGTTCTTGCCCATCAGTTGTTTCCCTTCGATGCGTCGTCGTTGTCGATGGTGTACTTGTAGACCTGTCGGGACTGGGTGTGGAACACCACGATCCCCTCGGCCTTGTTGAACGGCGCCACCAGGGAGCCGTTATCCTTCAGTTCCTTCAGTGTATCACGGATGACCTGCTCCGAGAAGGGGCCACGGTACAGGACCGGCATGGCCTCGACCAGCACGTCGTAGTTCGGGTCGTCGTGGAACCATTCATGCAGGCCGTCGTGCTTCTCGACGTTGAACAGGGCAAAGCCTCGCAGGCCCTTGCCGGTCAGCTTCTTGGTGTCGTACCGACCCTGGATGCCGGAGCCCCACCACTCACCGAAGTGGCGACCCGGGCCGAACAGGTCGAACAGCTTCTCGGCGTTCTCCTGAACGAACTTGGCGAACCCGAAGTTGTCGGTGGTCTTGCCAGGAGTGATCAGCCGCTTACGGGACTGGGCAGCAACCTCGTAGAGAACGCCGTCTCGATTGATCAGGGCCAGTCGCTCGGGGCTGGCTTCGGCCCGGTCGGGCCACTCCTGAATAATGACGGCACTGTTAGTGCCGTCCACCTTCTCGGTGATGACGATGTCACGGAACAGGCGAGGGGTCTTGGGCCACGCCTGGAACTCAATTGCCACTAGGGGTCAACTCCTGGATGTAGTACTCTTCGGACTGAAGGTGGTCTGAGTGATCTTCGAGCTGGATGGACGTCTCATCCTCCAGCAGATAGACGCCGTAGTTGGCTGCGATACAGCGCAGCTCCTCCCAGGCGCCCAGCTCGGTGGTGTAGTAGACCCCGCCGGTCACCTCGGAAGAGGTGTTCAACAAGTCATCTACCCACTCGTTGACGATGACAAACACGCTGCTCACTTCTTGATCCTTCCCAGCAGGTAGTCCTTGCCGTTCTTCAAGTACATCGAGTTGGTGTCTTCCCCGTCAGGCATCCGCATACGGACCACCATCGTGTTGCCCTGGTCGATGTGCTCGGACATCGCGATCCACAGATCCTTGCCTGCGCTGTCGCCGTCCTCTGCCAAGTATACACGACTGAAGTCCTCAAGCAAGTTCGCCCAGTAGGGCTTCCAGTTCTCAGCACCCGGCACCGCGAGTGCCGGTACTCCGATCTGCTGCCAGATCAGGGCATCGATCTCTCCCTCGGTGACGACGATCCAGTCGTCAGCCCAGGCGATGGATTGCACGCCGTAGATGTTGACACCGGATCCCTTGCGCCTCCAGTACTTGGAGTGGTTCGGGACCTCTTTGCAGTTGTGGTCACGGATGCACCTGAAGTTGAAGTTGACCGGCCCAGCCTTGGTGAGGTACGGGATGGCGAGGTAGCCTTCAGCGGTCTCGTGACCAGGAAGCGGCCTACGAACTACGCCAAGTCCTCTTGAAGCTGCGAACTCCAGACTTACCCCGCGCCCCTCCAGCCATTCGGCCGCGTCTTCCAGATTCGGAGCGTACGTTTCCCACGCTCGCTCCAGATATTGTCTCTGCTCTTTCGACAGCTTCACGGTAGTTGAGTCTCTCCCATTGCATCAGGACTTGGACAGCGTTCCCTTTCGGGCAGTCCGCTGCGTGGCAGTTGAAGACTTGCTTCTGCGTGTTGACCGAGCCGGAGGCGTCTCGGTCGTTGTGGAACGGGCAGCGGTAGGGCTTCCATCCGAGTCCCTCAACCACAGGCTGTCCACCGTATGACTCCAGGATGGGTCCGATGGGGTAGGTCGGGAACTCTCGATCAGAGTCCTCGCCTCTTCGCTTCGTCCTCAAGCTTGGCCAGCCCCTTCCTTAGGGCGACAGCGTAGTCGCCGTTGCCGTACACCACCTCGTCGTCGCCGTAGTATGCCTCGTCGTAGACGGCCGAGTAGATGGCCATCAGCTCATCATTCGAGAGGTCCATCTTCCTGCCCATCCTCGTAGCCTGCGTCGTACGCCACCTTGAACAGCGGCGCCAGCATCTCGTCAAGCTCGGCGAACTCCAGCGGAGGTTCGACCGAGAACCGAAGGGCGTCAACCATCCGCTGGAAGTTGGGGTCGTCGCACCCGTAGTGGACCATGATCTCTGCGGTCGTGCTACTCATCTGCCTTCACCTTTCCGATGATCGTGTGGGCTGGAGGGTTACGGAGGTACTCTGCTCCCCTCTCGAATGCCTCAGGGTTATCTCGTAGCCGTCCAACGAGAGTGTTGCAAGGTCTGCACAGTAGGCCCCGGACGTATCCCGTAGCGTGATCGTGATCAACTGACAGTCGGCGGCTTGCACCAGTAGCTGTAGTGCAGATGTAACAGCAGTTTCCTTGGGCTGCGTAAAGTTCCCAATACTGAGCAGCTGTGATTCCATAGCGCTGAACCAGCCCCTTAGCCCAGGCGGCTTCTCGTCGCTCACTCTTCACCTTCCTGTGACAGGTGGCGCACCGTGGGCCGGGCGCCTTGAGCGCCCGGGTTGTGGACCCACAGTCCTTGCATGCCTTCAGTGGTCGAGACACGGGTAAGGTCTCCCGCAGTGACAGTACATCTAGTCCTCCCAGGCGTTGATCTTCTCGTCGTCCGGCGTAGCGACGCCGTCCTTGAACAGTAGCGGGACGGACTCCACCTGCTCCGTCTCCTCGATCAGGCAGATCCCCGGGTTCGCCGCCATCTTGAAGTACTTCTTCCCCATCGCATCCTGAGGACCGAAGCGATTCTTGACGGTAGCGACATCCAAAGTACCAGCGTAAGCATCCCCCCAAAGAGTGAGAATGAGTGTAGGTAGTTGGTTTGCCTTCCCCATGATGGCAGAACGCGGAGGCGGACTGCCAGCCTTCGCCCCTTCAGATGTATGATGAACGATCGTGATCGCAGTCTCTTGTTCACGCGCCATGTCCTTAAGCTCAGCCATGAGGGCCCAGTAGTTCTGTTCCCCCGCTCCCTCGTAGTCGATGTCCATCATGATGTCGATCACGGTGTGGTGAGGGTACTCGCCGTTCAGCTCACGAAAAGCCTCAGCCTCACGCCACATGTGCTCCAGCGTAGGGCTGGACCGGAAGGACCAGCGGATGTGGTCCATGTCCTTGAGCGTCTCGTAGGCCAGCTGCTTCTGGCCCATCACCCAGAGTTCGGTCTCCTCGGTCGGCGTGCCGGTCAGCATCGAGAGCGTGCGGCTAGCCATGGTGAAGTCGTCGGAGTCCGAGGAGTGGTACAGCGTCGGGACCTTCGGCCCCATCTGGTTGACGATGTTCAACGCGAGCACCGTCTTCATCGAGCCGGGAGGACCGGCGATCATGCTGATCGCTCCCCGCCGGAAGGTCATCTTCTTCTCTTCGAAAATCGGCCAGGGATTAGGAAGGGGTTCCCCTGCGGAAACCCCTCGCTTGACCTGGCGTGCCAGTGTCTTAATGCTTCACCACTCCCCACGACTTGAGTCCGGCGATCAGCTTGAGCGTAGCAGGCGAGTGCCCGACGCCGTCGAGGTTGTCGAGCAACTCACGCCACTCACTCTCGTTGGCGCAGACCATCATCTGCCTCTCACCGCTCTCACGATCGAACGTGAGAGACACTTCCATCACTTGCCTCCCTTGGTGTCCTTGGGCTCAGCGGCAGAGCCGCTAGCCAGGTGCGAGCCATCTCCGATGGTCTCGCTGAACCGCTTGGCCTGCTCGTCGAGATCCTTCTCTTGCTCGTCGGTTAAGTTCACGTGGACCTGATGGGAGTCGAACCCATGTCCTACCAGCCTCCGCGTGCGGCTTTACTGGCAGTCGAAACCTTCCAGGCCCTAGGTGGGGCGCCCGAAGGCGCCCCCAATCTCAGCCCTCCTTGCGGA